TTGATCGCTATGATCAGGCTACACTTGGAAGCGCGGAGGAACAGGCCAAGATTACGTATCAAGCCGTGCATGAGCTCGGGACTACTGGTGAAGATCCATTTGCAAAACAAATCGCTACAGCTATAGACCTGGATGGTCTTCAGGAAGATTACGCAGTCACTATGAACGGTGAGGCCCTGACTGCGCAAGTCCAGGCTACTACGAACAAACAGATGATCAACAACCCTGTTGGCACTGAGATCAAGCCACTGAAGAATAATGAAACTCAGTTGTATTACAACGACTTCATCGGCAAGAACATCGATATAATTTGCGCGTGCGCGGAGATCCCGCCGAATGTGGCAATGTCAAAATATGATTCCAATTACTCTGCCAGCCGTGCGGCTATCAAGGATTGGGAGCACATTCTTTTGGTTAAGAGAAAATTCTTCTCTGATCAATTCTTACGCCCTATCTATAACTTCTGGTTATATACCGAAATACTTCTGAATAATGTTCGCGCTGCAGGTTATCTAATCGCGAGATTCAAGGGAGATTACATGATGGTAGAGGCATTTCAGAAATGCCGCTGGATAGGAGCTCCGGTTGCTAACATCGACCCTGAGAAAGAAGCGAAGGCAGAACGCGTGAAGCTTGGCGACACAGCTGCATCGATTCCTCTCACAACTGTTGAGGCTGCTACAGAAGCGCTAAATGGTGGTGATGTTGCTCACAACATGGAGCAATATGCGGACGAGCTTGAAGAGAGCAAGTCGCTAGGCATCAAGGTTGAAGAAGGCGTGAAAACCAACGTCAACATCAACGAATAATCAAACGTCTTTCTTTGGAGGAGAAGTCCTCATGAAATCAGGATAGCTATTCGCAATATCTCTGAGCTTCGGCTTGAGGAGTTGTGGTAGTGGAATGCCTGAATGCTTTGCAATGTTTTCAAGCTCTTTCTTCAGGGCCGGGGGAACATTGAAAATCCTGATTTCATTTTCGTACGCCATGTAGGCAAAGATAAAAAATTTCCAACCAAGTTGGATAAAATTTTGGTTGCCGCGAATTATCATGAATTTTTGATAGCGTAATGGCAAACGAACTCTACCTGTACTCTCCAATTTATGACGGCATAGCCGAGCAAGTGATTGCTGGACTGAACGCCAGCATGGGTAAAGAGGTAACGATCAGAGTGAACAGCCCAGGCGGCAGAGTGTTATCACATTGGGGCATGATCGCCAAGATGAAAGAGCACGGCAACGTAACTCTTCAAGTCGATGGCGCGGCAATGTCAGCTGCAGCAAATATGGTTCTTTATGCTAAGAAGGTGAAAGCCTTGAAAGTGTCGAAGTTCATGTTCCATCGCGCTGATATGTATGTTGAGACTGAGCAGGAAAAGAATTTCCTAAACGAGGTCAACAATGATTTGAAAACCAGAATGCTCGCCAGGATCGATTCAAGCAAGTTGCTTGCTATGAAAGGGGTATCTCTCGAACGTATGTTCGATATGTCTCAAGAAGTGATCGATGTTCACTTGAATGCGGATGAGATGGTTCAACTTGGCTTACTCGCCAAGGATGACGTGACGGATATAGATCCTACAGAGTTGACAGCCTTCAATCAAAATTTATTTAAGATCGCGGCAGAAGTTCCGCCAACCCCACAACCAACATCTACTACTATGACAGCAGCAGAATTGAAAACAAAATTCCCTGAAGTGTACAACCAGATCTTCAATGAAGGTGTAGCACAGGAGAAAGATCGCGTAGGAGCCGTTATGGTGTATGCGCATTTGGATTTGGAAGGCGCGAAGAAGATCATCGCTTCCGGAAAGAACATGACGCAAACAGAGCAAGCCGAATTTGGTTTGAAGCTGATGAGCGCACGGTCTGTTAAAGATCTTGAAGTAGAAGCCGCCGACGATGTTACAACTGAAGAAGTTGAACAGCCAGTTGGAAAGGACGCTGCTAAAGCTGCGCAGGCAAAAGCCAAGGCAAAAGAACTTGAAGCTTTCCAGAAAGATGTTTACGCACGCATGAACATTGGTCAGAAGACTGATGGAGCTCTTATCACAAAACGCGGCTCAATCGCGCTCGTGACTGAAAATTAATCCACTGAGTCCACTGAATTAAAAACTTGTTTTATACATTTTAAATCCGTCATATGAGCAGCATTAACACCAGAGTAAATACCAGCCAGCAAATCACGACTGACTATGATGTGTCGAAGATTTTTATCTGGGATAACCGGTATGAAGCGGACAACTATGTGAATAACTCAGGTTATTCTACCGTTACGCTGCAACCTGGAACCGTGATGGGCCGGATAGCATCAACTGGCATCTTGGTACCATGTCTCGCATCAGCTGTTGACGGAAGTCAATTCCCGATCGGTATTCTTGCGGAGACTGTGGTATTGACTGCGGGTCAGACAAAAGGATGTCAGATATGTATCTCCGGTGATGTTGCCGAAGATAAAATCATCTTCTTCTATGGCGACACGCTTGACACAGTTGCAAACGGCCGTCGCTTCCGCGACTGGATTCAGGCCTCAACAGCCGGGGTGATCCTGCGTAAGCGCACAGAAATGACCGACTTCGACAATTAATCGAGGCTTAATAAAAAAAATTGTAAAATCTAAAAATCGAATATACCTATGGCAGTTTCAACCGCAGATATCAGGGGCCTCTATACGAAGATGCTCGTGGATGTATACCAGGAGCGTATTCAGCCGACTGATTTCCTTCAAACGCTGTTCCCGCTGGATGTAGTTCCGACAAAAGAATTTGCTATCGAAGTAGAACGGATGGGCGAAAAGGTTGCTATTGATGTTGTGCGCGGAACTGAAGGTAATCGAAACACCTTCTCTCGTTCAACAGAGAAGATCTTCGAACCTCCTTATTTCCGTGAGTATTTCGATTTGACTGAGCTCGCGCTTTACGATCGCGTAATGGGATCTGAAGGTAACGCTAACACTCCATTGTTCACTCAGCTGCTCAATGATGGCGCGAACCGCTTGAATGAGCTTGTGAACAAAATCAAACGTGCAAAAGAAATCCAATGCGCTCAGGTTCTCACTACGGGCATTGTGACATTCAAATACGGTATCACGGCCCAGATCGATTTCAAGAGAAAGGCTGCTTCTATTGTTGACCTGGGTGCAGGCAACTACTTCGCAAACAACGTCGATCCATTCGCCGTGCTTGAGAAGGGTTGTATCTTCATCCGTCAGGTGGGTCGTTCCGGAGATGGAGTGTTCAACGCTCTTTGCGGAAGCCAGGCATTGACCGATCTGTTGAAGAACACACAGTTGACAACTCGTCAGAACTTGTTCAACATGGCGCTTGATCAGGTGATAGCTCCTGAGCGCATGCCGCAAGGTGCAGGTGCAACATACCATGGTACGTTGACTTGCGGATCGTTCAAGGTTCAGTTGTGGGCATACCCTCAATTCTATGACTTAGACAACGGCGATGGAACTTACACTTCTACTGCGTATCTCGATCCGAAGCAAATCATCCTTGTTCCTGCGAAGCCACGCTTCAAAATGGTACATTGTGCAGTGCCTCAATTGATCGGCAGACCTGGACAGATGCCAGTGCAAGGCGAGTATGTAATGCAGGAGTTCTTTGATGAGCGCCGTGCAAAACACATCATGGATGTCCAATCGGCTCCATGCCCTGTTCCGGTCGCAGTTGACACGATTTACAACGTTAAAGTCGTAGCTTAACGGAAGATAGTTTGGATTAGGTTTAGGTTAAAGTAAAGCCTACGATTGGTGACCGTAGGCTTTTTTTATTATATGGGAATGATCGAACGAGCTCAAGCCGCGGTGAAGAAGTATCGGAGCGATCCGAACGGATTCACAAAACGTATGACCTTCACCAGAGAAGATGGTTCGAAGAGTGTTGTTGTATATGGGATGCATTCAAAGATCCATATGACTACGACAACAATCGGAGAAACAATAAATGGGAAACGCCCTCATGTTTCCGTCTCTGAATCTTCTCTAACGGATCTCGGGTATCCTACTCGGAATTCAAACAATGAGGTGTCTATGATCAACGACCGAATAATGGTTGTTGATAGTTCCGGGCAGAATTGCCAGTATGTAATTACTCAGACGTTTCCAGACGAAACGTTGGGATTGATAGTTTGTATTTTGGGTGATTCAGAATGAGTGCAGTAATATCATCAGTAATTCCGCCGCAGTCATTTGAGGTCGTTCGCGATCGGATAGGCAGGATATTGGCTGAGGAGATTCAGAATCAATTCCAGATTAGCTATAATGCTGATTTGAAGAATGTAAAAGTATGGATGGAGCGATTCATCCCTTTTGATAAATCAGAAATGCCGGCTGTATGTGTTGGCCTTCTTGACGGTGCTTATGCTGGGCAGACTATTATTCAGAGCGACGGAACGTACCGGTATTACATTGATTGTTATTTCGCCTCGAAGACTGATGTGAATACTAAAGGTGATACCAAGGCGATGTTGAAGGTGCAGAGGCTCCTTGGAATCTGCAGGGCTATCCTGGAAGACACGCGGTATAAGACCCTTGGGTTTCAAGTGCCGAATGGATTTGTGATGTATCGCCGGATAACATCGATACAGATTGAAGATCCGAAACAAAAAGAATTTGACGCCAATCATTCTGTCATGGGCCGGTTGACATTTGAAGTGAAATTGCCTGAGTATCCGTCGCCTGTGAGCGGAAATCCTTGGGCGATATCTCATACTACAGTTGCCCTTCATGAAACAAATGACGGGTACGTTTGGGAGAGAGACAGCACTGGAACCAATGACATTAGCTTTGACCACTAAATTATAAGTATATGCTAAAGATTACAGATTATGCATTTTGTGAATTGATGTTCATCCTTGGGCAGTTGATTCATATTTTCTGGATTAAGATCCCGAGTGCAAAGGAGAAGGCTACTGCAGCCGGAAAAAAATTCTCTTACGCTGAATGGTGGTCCTGCGACTCGACTCTGATCATAGGATTGAACCTGATAGGAATTTCGTTGCTTGTCGGACTTGATCAGATCGTTGGTATAGCTCCGTCGTGGATGGATAAAATGAAATGGGTATTCTGGCTTGTTGGAACATTCGGAAGCTCAATCGGATACCGGTTCTATAAAGGTTACGATTCGGGCGCGCTGAAGCTTGGTGACATTAAAGCGAATCTTGCCGACCTGATCACCGGTGGAACCCATACAGTTCAGGAGACCATTGATAAAGCGAAAGCAATGGGATACGACATTAAGCCAACAGAAAAGAAATGAAAAAAATACTTTTAGGCCTTCTCTTTCTCGCGTCGTTTGCTTCCTTCGGGCAGCAGACGGATGCGCAGAACTCGGCCCAATTCAATATCATCAGGAATGAACAGAATCCAGGTGCCAATACCAGGGCGCGTGTGGCGGATGCATATGAGGCCCTGAATGGCAGTAAGGTCAGCCGTGCTGAGCTTCTGACGACTACCGGCACGAATGATTACAAGATCCAGGCACATGCATCCATTGTGGATTATAGTAAGCCTATCCAGGTTCTCGTTCGGTTTGCTAATGGCAACTCTGGGGCATCCACGCTGAATGTAAACAACATCGGCCCAGTTGCGATAAAGAAAAACATTTCCCAGGATTTGGTAGGCGGGGACATAAGCGCCGGCCAGATCGCATGGCTTGTTTACGATGGATCGGTATTCCAATTCTTGAGTCTTAATGGAAATGGAGGTTCCACGTTCACCGGGGATATTACTGTCAGCCTAAGCGGAGGAAAAACGCTTGGTTGGGTGCCGAACGGATCTACGATTCCGAGCACAGGAAAAACAGCGGAACAAGTCTTTAGATACATTTCCAGTGAATACCAGAATCCAGCATGGAATTCATTTACAGTATCCGGTACCGGAATTGCCGCTACAGTTGAGACAGGCACAGCGATGCCAGCCACGGGCACGTTTACATGGAGTATTAGCCAGAATTCGGGAACCGTTCTTACCATCGATTTGGTGGATGTCACAGCGAGCACGACATTGGTCGCCGGCACGCCGAATGACGGATCGCAAGCGGGTGTTTCTTTAACAGCCAATACGCTCAATACAAACGGAGCTTCACAATCTTGGCGAGGGGTTTTGCACGACACATGGGGTGTCACGCAAGATATTAACTCGCCACTCTATACAGTAACCGCAAGGTTTTACAGGTTTTACGGTCCGTCGGCATCGTCGGTAACAAACAGTGCAACGGTTCGGGCTCTCCCGAGCTCGGCATTTCAGCTGGCCGGAGCCGTCTTTAATCTCAACACCGGAACAACTCAGACGAAATTTATTGTCTGCCTTCCGCCAGGGATTACCATACAGAGCGTGATAGATCTCGACGCATTCAACTCAGATATCACTTCTCAATATGTGGCAAAAACAAGCATAAATGTTTTGGATGCCGGAGGAACGAATAGGGCATATAACATTTACGAAATGAACATTGGAGTAACGTATTCAACATCTCACCGTCATCAAATCACAACCAACTGATATGAAAAGGCTTTTATATCTTCTGCTGTTAATTCCATTCGCTGTTAAGGCGCAGACTCCAATTGAAATTCCTGTACCTGTGAAGGTTGTCAATGCGTATTCATTGGACTGGAAGCGCGGGCCGTGGGCAACAACAACTGCTGCAAAAGCAGCCATTCCACAGGCTATTAGGGTTGGTGGTTTAAAGGTTTGGATTACTGCGTGTGGATGCGAATACGTATGGCTTGATTCTGATCTATCTGATGCAGGATTAATCCCGTCGGCCGTTCCCGGATGGTTGCTTTCCGGAACAACAACTCTTACTGGAGACGCAACAATTACCTCAGGTAGCAATGGATTGGTTTTAAATCACAGCGTATCGACTGGGTTTGGAGATGCAATTACATTCACGAATGGATCGCCTGGTTTATCGCTTAACTCCCATAATTCATCGTATAGTTCAACTCTTACACTTGACGTTACCACTGGATTGAAGCTGGCCACAACTGGAAGCGCTGTGATAGTGCTTGATGCATCTGCGTCATCATCACAGAATATTTTCATTAAAGGTGTCACAAAACTGAACTCCACATTCATTACGAATGATAATACAAAAACGAAAGTCTTGGTGATGGATGGCACAGGCGGAGATGAACGGCTCTATTACAATAATAAATTCATTCTTAATCCAATGACGACACAGTATGACCTTGTGATAGCTGGCGCGTCTGGAACACCTGCCAGGTTTGCAAAAGGCGCTGATAATACATTCATGTCTGTCCAGGGCGGAATTGTAAATTGGTATCCATGGCTAAATGGAAGCGGGATAACACCCGGGAATCAAAAATTCGATTGGGGAGGAACGATTAGCGATGATGTTAATATAGATGATAACACTTTAGGAACACACGTTATAAGTTATGGAGCAACAACTCCAATTTTTGGCTTCAATGTTACGACTGTTGACCCAACCAGCACTACCAGTAGCGATAATGGATCGATTGTATCGACTATCAACTCTACATTGAACATCACAGCCAAGGATGGAACTGGAACTTCTCAGGGTTATATCTCTTTTGATTCTCAAGGCGGATTTACTGCCGGTGGACAGGGCGGTGTTAATTTAACAGGTAGGTTCGGTGGCGGTTCGTATTTTTCATTACAGAATGATGACATAACCATGGGCACGCCAGGTCTTAGTAAGCTTACCATGGCCTTCAGTAATTCATCACAAAAATTGACAATCAGTAATGGACCGTTGCAGGTTTCGGCCGGATCCAGCACAACACCATCTATAATATTCCCTCAGACATTCCCGAGTCCATCTTCTCCTTCCGATGGATGGTTGTGGTATGATGGTAATCAGCTGCTATTTCGAAGATCGAGCAATAGCACAACTTATGACATACTTGCGGCTGTAAAATCAATAAACGTTTCTGGCGGGACAACTGGACTTACATTCAGCTGTGGCCCGATAACATCGGGAGGAACTATTACAATGGCAGGTACGCTTGCCGTTGCAAACGGAGGAACCGGTACATCTACCCCTGGGCTCGTCGCGGGAACAAATGTTACAATTACAGGAACATGGCCGAATCAAACAATTAA